GAAAAGGATATTGATAGTTATTTATTTAATAAAGATAAGTTAGAAATCAATACAATAGAAAAATATATTAATGTTAAAAAAATTAATAATAAAGAATATTATTTACCAGAAAAGAGAGATGTTAATTTAAAGGATCCAAAATTAAGAAAAAAAGGGTTACCTCCAAAAGAAAAATCTATTAATAATATAAATGAAAACAAGGAAGAAATTAAATAATCAAAAAAAAAATAAGAGTTTAAGATGTAGTCCAAAAACTAAAAAAAATAATTATACATGTTATTCAGATGAATCATTAATTAAATTAAAAAAAGCATGGAATACAAGACATCCTGAGAGAATTATAAAAAGTAATAAAGGATTTGAAATTTGGAAAAAGTTAAAAGAAAATTTAAATCAAGTTTGTGAAAATGAAGCTTGTTGGCTAAAACAAAAATTTATAGAGAACAAATTGGATAAAGATTTACTACATTACACATTTGCTCCTAAATCACCAGATATTTGGAAAACACCACAAGGAAAAAATACTTGGTTATCAAGTTTAGACATAGAAAAAGTATTAAAGCAATTTGAGCATGAATATAAGAATTTTGCATTTCTAGGACCTTCGCCAATTGATTTTGATACACCAAAAATACACAATACTTGTGTTTGGGAAGAATTATGTAAATTTGAATTATCAAATTTTTTGAAAAAAAATAAGAATAAAATAGGAATAGTTTTTAATACTGATCCTCATACAAAAGGTGGAGCTCATTGGATTTGTTTAATGATAGATATTAGTAAAGAAATTATATATTTTTTTGATAGTGTAGGAGATAAACCTCCCAAAGAAATAGATACATTTGTAGAAAGAGTTATTAATCAAGGAAAATCTCTTGGAATTAATTTTAAATATTTATCTAATCATCCATTTGAACATCAAATGGGTAATACCGAATGTGGAATATATGTAATATATTTTTTAACTGAAATTTTGCAGGGTAAAAAAAATTATGAATATTTTAATAATGTAACAATACCTGATAAAGAAATGGAAAAATATAGAAAAATTTATTTTAATTAATAAATATATAAAAACATATAATTATTAATTTAAAATGAGTTTTGATTCACAAGAAAACAAAGCTTTAATTTGGGGAGTATTATCTGAACAAAAAGTTTTTGAAAATATTCCAGACAGTTTGTTTATGAAAGTACAAACTTTATTTGAAACAGAAATTAAGAGTATAAAAGAAAGAAGTCAAGGAAGGAATGCTGATTTACTAATTATGAATAAAATGTTAATGCAAAACTTTACTAGATCTATCTCTCTATTAAAAGATAATAAAAGTGTTAAATCAAAAAATATAGAAAAAGACTTTTTAAAAGCAAAAACTGAGTTAGACAAATTTTTAGTAGGAGATAAACCTCAAGAAATAGATTTCTCAGATCCTAAAGATGATGAACCATTAAAAATAGAGGATTTAGATGATAAATTAAATTTAATTATTAATGAGAGAAAAAACTTAGTTTCAGAATATGAAAAAGTTGATATCCAAAAATCTGTAGATAATTTAGAAGAATCTAATATTCAAATTAATGATAAATCAGTAGATCTAAAATCTTTAGATAATTCATTATTATTAAAAGAAGAAATTATAAATGATGATAATTTAGAAGAAACCTTCTTAAGTAAATTAAAAAAAAGCGATGAAATATCATTAGAATCAATAAATAATAAATTAGATAAATTGTTAGAAAAAATTGATATACTTCTTGAAAAATAATTTAATTTTAGACTAATTTTTTAAAATTATATTTTTTTCCTTGTATTTCTAATGTTCCTATTTTAATAGGATTTTTTGCTTGATAACTTTTATAATCATAAACATTACCAGTAGATTTTTCCCAAGCATAATTTGTACCATCTAATGTAACTTTATAAGCCACAATTTCTTGTTCAGCTTTATTTCCTCTTGTTATTTCATCTTCTTCTTCTTGTTCAATTGAAGGCAAATATGTTAATTTTTCGGGAGGTGGTGATCCAAATGAAAAACATTTTAAATTTTCTTTATTATCATCTTTCATATGTAAAATACAATCTATTGATGCTTCTTTAACGGATTTTAAAATACTTTTATTTATATCTTCTTTTATATTAGAAATTTCATAAAGAGCTTGATCTGAAGTAAAAGGAGTTTTATTATCTAATTTACTTTTATCTTTCAACCTAAGCTCAATAGAATCATCAGATTCCATTTGTTGTTGAGAGAAAGTCATTAGATATAAAAATACATCTACTGTTTGCAAATCTTTTGGTAAATTTTTATGACTACAGATTCGTCTAGCTCGACCAATAACTTGTTCTAATCTTACAGGATGCCAATATGGTTCAATCAAATGTACAAATCTTACATTTTTGAGTGATATACCTTCTGCTCCAGATGCAGTAATCATAAATACTTTAATAATCTCTCCCATAAAATTATTGGAAGAAATTGTTTTTAGTTCCTCTACAATATTCGTAGGTACAAATTGCCAATCACTATTAAATATATTTCTAATTATTTCTTTGACTTCTGAACTTTCTGTTCCTGTGTATAATGCAAAAGTTGGTTTACCTCTATTTTCTTCTTCTATATCTATCGAATATATACCATTTAAATTTTTCTTTAATTTAAACTCAGTATAACCATTAGCTTCTAAGACTAATTTGATAATTCCAATACCCTCTAAAGTTCTAAATTGTGAATAAATAAGATGTAAACCTTTATGTTTAGGATCATCAACATTTTCTAATACATTTAAAAATTTTGGACTATAAATTTTTAGTGCTTCTGGAGTCAAAAATTCATCTTTTTTATCAGCTAATTCTTTAAGAGCAGCTTTTATTCTTCCTTCGTAGGTTTTGTCAAAATCTTCACCAGTTTCAGCTTCTGCTTCATCTAATTCTATTTTAGCTTCCAAAGCCAAGGCTTGTTCTTCTTTCGAAATAGCGTCAAACTCATCTTCATTAGTTGAATTTTCAATTATAGCAGTTTCTAAACTCGATCCTTCATTAGGAAAAGGTCTTAATATAGTAGGTCTTGGAAATACAAAATTACAAAAAGCTCTTGAAAAAATTCTATATGTAGATACTGCATCATCATAAACATTATCTCCTCCACGTTTCTTTTTTTTAGCATTTTGGAGTTCTAATTTTCTTTCTTGAACTCTAGCTTCCTCATAAATTTTAAATTGAAAATCACTCATTGGTATATCAATTCTATGATAATTTATGCTTTTATTATATTGGGGTAAGAGTGCGTCTATATCTGGAAAATATGATGCTAATCCTAAAATTCTTCTTTTAAATAAATTTTCATTTTTCACTTGATTTTTATCATCAATAAAATATTTTTTGAATTCTTCTAATGTATCAGGTAGAGCCTTATATTGACTTACTTGTACACCTCCTGGAGAAATTTGAATATCTGCTTTTTTAAGAACTTTAGCTATTAATGTAACAAATTCTTTTTGTGTTAAATTAGAATCTATTTGTTCACTTTCTAAATGGACACCTTCATATCTATATTTTGAAAATTCAGAAATAAATCCTAATGGATTTTGTGTAACAACTAAAGAATTAGAACTAGGTTGATATTGAATATAATCCATTAATTTACTAACTTTTCCATAACTCTTAAATAATTTCATTAATATTTCTTGATTAATTTTTTTAGCTTCATTAATAACTAATTTAAAAGTATAAGTTTTAATTTTTCCTCTTAAAATATTAAATAATATACTTATTTCATTTGGATAATTAATAATAGGAGTTCCAGTTAATAATATAATTTTAGAATTTTCAGCAGTCATCAAATATTCATAAAGTTTCATTGACAAAGCTGTTTTATTTTTCAATTTATTAACAATTCTTGAAACTAAATTGTGTGCTTCATCAATTATTATTACTGAATTATCAAATGGATTAATTGTATAATTTTGTGTCATATTTTGTAAATGAGAATTTCTTAATCCATTATAATTTATAAATTTATATTTACTTTTTATCATTTCATTTATTTGTTGATCTAATAAAATCTTTTGTTTAGTTTCTAATGTTTCATAATTGGATTTTTTTTTAACATTAACCAACCAAGCACCTCCATTTTTCTTAATAAATTCAAATGGTAAAGATAAAACATAAGCTAAATTTTTAGCTAATTCATCATTTCCAACAGTATCAATAAATTCCCAAAATTGATTTTTCTTATATAATAAATCACCACATTTTTTTAATTCTTCCATATAATTAACTCTTAATGAAGCTGGAGTCATAATAATAATTTTTTTATCAGTCTTCAGTCCTTCAGCAATTCCTATTGATGAACAAGTTTTACCAGAACCTAAACCATGATATAATAATAAACCTCTATATGGGGTGAATAAATTAATGTAATCTCTTACGATTTTTTGATGAGTTAATAAATTAAATTCATCTGTTTGTGAAGATTCACAAGATAATGCTTGATCATCTTTATCTATAAGTTTTTTATATTCACCAAAAATTGAGTTTATAAAATTTATAAAAATCTCTCTATTATTCATATAATAGTTTGAAGCTCTAACAATATATTTTTCTTTAGCCACGGGTAATCTATTATTAATAGTTTCTGAACCAATTATTAATTGACTAGATGGTCCTTCTAAAGGTATACCTACTGGAGTTTTTGTAATTCTAGCAGAAGGTTTAACAGTAATTTTAGTTCTAGTTTTAGTTTTACTTTTACCAGTATCTTTATCATCATCAAGTGAAATATCTTTTTCTTGAGGTTTTAAAACTAATCTAATATCTAATTTTTCTGGTAATTTCATAATCTGTGTATCTTTTAAGGATAGATCTGTAGATTCTTTAGGTTTCTTATATTCTTTTTTTGTAGTAATAGTAGATATTAATGTTTTTGGTTTAATTTTTGCTAGAAATTCTTCTCTATCAATACTACTATCACTACTTTTATCAACAATTTTTGTTTTAATAATAACATCTGTCTTTTCAGTTGGTGGTTTTTTTAATCTTATATCAATTAAACTTTCTGATTTTGGAATAGGTTTTACTTTTAATTTTGCTAAAAGCTGTTCAGCCATTAATATATTATAATAAAAATAATATAATATATTATATGAATTTATCAAAATATTTAAAAAATATTAATTGGACATTAAGTGGATTAGTTATCTTATTGATTATTACTGAAACACTAGCACAAACCTCTTGTGAACGTGGTGCATCTATGATTAAAAATAAAAAATATTTATTTGTATTTGGAGGAGTAATTTTATATGGTTTAGTTGGATTTCTTTACTATTTAGCATTAGAAAGTAGAGTAAGTTTAGCAATTGTAAATATAATTTGGCAAACTATGACAATTATAATTGTAACTTTAGTAAGTGTTTTTTATTTTAAACAACCGATTTCAAAAAAAGAAATTATAGGAATAATAATTGTAATAATAGGAAGTTTCTTTTTTGTTCCTTCACATAGTAGTCTAAATGTAAAAGCAAAAATAGCTATAGCTGGCAAAGAAGCAAAAAATATACCTCCATTTAAAAATGAAAAACAAATTAAAAGATTTCTAAGATTAAAAGATAAAAAAGATTTATAATTTATTTATAAAAATTTCACAAGCTATTTGTTCAGCTTTTTTCTTGATTTTATGAATTCCTTTTCCTAATAAAATTAAAACTTTATCATTATTTTCTAAATAAGTATGAATATTATTAAAATTATTGAATTTTGAAAAGTCTAAAGCATTACTTTGATTGGTTTCCCAAATTTGTTGACCTAAACATAAGTAAACACCCATTTCATATCCATTGTCAATATCGTGATTTATTTCAATATATTCTGGTGTAACCTTAAATTCTTTTTGAATTTTTACTTGTAATTGATTTTTAAAATTATCATCGGTTTTTAATAATCTAGTCCAATCAACGTGTTCTTCAAATATTTTTTCAATAAAAATTTGACATATTTGAAAACCTGGTCCTGTTACAAATAATTTTTCAAACCATTTATCTTCATCTTTAATACTTATATGATTAAAATCTAAAAATAAAGCACCTAAAAATGCTTCAAATAAACATCCTAACTTTTTTAAATTAGTTCTAGTTTTTTTTTCTTCGGCGTGTTTTGAAATTATATAATAATTATGAAGTTGCATATCATATGCTAATTTTCCAATATGTTCATTTTTAACTAATGCAATTTTTTTTTCTGTCATAAAACCTTCGTCTGCTTTAGGAAATCTTCTATACAAATAATATTTCGTAATACATTCTAATACACCATCACCTAAAAATTCTAGTCTTTCATTAGATTTACTACTTAAGGGCAATGCATTATAAGGTTTTTCCATAATAGTGATACCCATATTTTTATTTTCTAAAAAAGGTCGTTTGGTGTATGATCTATGAATAAATGCACGTCTATATAATTCAAAATTTGTTATCTCATGATTTATTCCATATTTAGTTAATATGCTTTGAATTTGATTATTACTTATCTCTTTATTAATGGGATTATATGGATTAAATATAAGCCCATTTTCAGTTGTCATAATATCATCATCATTTTGAATCATTTTTTCATTACTCTCTTCGTCATTTATTTCTACCATTTAATAATAACTTTATTTATGTTTATATTAGTTTTTTAAAAATATTCTCTCCACTATGTATATAAATGGGAGTTACTAAAGGACCCGGACGAGGATGGGCTAGCGCATTAAATCCTTCGATAACTAATCGCCCCACTTGTGGTGGTGATAAAAAAGCTGGTTTAGCACCAACAATTGGTACACCAATTAATATTTTAGCAACAAGTATATATTCTGCTAATCCACCTAATTGTTGCAGAGTCAATCAATGCTGTTATTATGTTCCTGGAAGTGCACCACCAATCAGATCCACTTTTATTAATCCAGTAACTGGTAAGATGGAATTATGTGAAAACAAAGTTTATGCTGGTATTAAGAATAGACCTGTACAGAGTAAGAGAGCTAGATATGCTATGACTCCATAAGTTAAAATTATTTTTATTTTTTATAATTTAAAAATAATTTTATAATTAAACTTATAAAATGGATAATAATGAAACATGGCGAGTGAGAGGACATATTGATAGAGTTTTCGAATATGATAAAAAACAAAAATTTGATCAAAGTGGTCAAAAATATCAATGGATTAAAATAGAACCAGAAGAAAAAAAGAAGAAAAAATCAATAAATTAATCCATTATGCATTAATTTTTTAGTAGAATTTATATTACTTTATAATACATATAATGAATATTACTGACGATTTAAAAAAAAAAGATGATAAAAAAGTTTGGGAATCCTATTTAGGGACTCTCAATAAAGATAAATTGGTTTTAGAACCAATTCCTGAACATTTAGATATTCATAATACTAATCTATTTGATGAAAAAGAAGATAAAAATATGTCAAATAAAAAAAAAGAAGTATTGTTGAATGATAAACAAGATGTCTTTAGAAAAGATAAATTAAATAAAGATAATAAAGATGAAATTAAATTAAATTAAATTATAGTTAAAATAGATTTAAAATAATAAATAAGTTTTATATTAATATGGAATCGGTGAGTGAATTTAATGGAGATAAATACCAAGTTGTTTGTAATAAACAAAATATGCCTTTAAAATTAAATAAAGATGAGAATACATACATGTTAGATTTTGAAGTACAAAATAAAAATTTTGACTTGAATAAATTAATGGATTTTCAAATTTATAATTTAATAAAACAAGTTAATCAAGATATAATCGAAGATATTCAAATAATATCTCAACCTAATCAAGATGAAATTGAAGTATTATTTTTATTTAAAAGATTTGGTAAAAATGCCGGAGTACCTCAAAAATATTTGATTTTAAATACAATTAGAAAAAAAACAGATAATTTAATATTATTCACAAGTAAAGATAGTTCTATAAATAATATTGAATATCTACAAAATTATGATGCCGAAAGAATGAAATGTAATTTTGCTAAGCTAACTGTATTAACAATAAAAGATAAAATTAGATTAAATTATTTATTTAGTATAGATATTAAAGAAGATTTACCTATTTATATGGAAAATATGATTGGTTTAATGATGAAAAAGATATTTTATAATTTAAAATTAGTTTTAGATAAAGATTAAATATATGATTTATATAAAATGAATAATATATTTAAAAATTTATTTATTTTATTTGTATTTAATTACTTATATGGTGAGTCTATAATATATAAATTATTAGTTTTAGATTATGGCTATTTTATATATACAATAAATTTTATATTTATAACTCAATATAGTAGATTTTTACAGGGTTCAAGTTTTAATAATAATTTATTAATTTCTAATAATTTGTATATTTTATCAAAAATATTATTTTTATTAATACTAATTAAAGTATTGATTTATTTCTTTCCTTATTTAATTAAAAATAATTTGTGTTTAATATTGATCAATATATATTTTTGTATATATTTAGATGGTGGAGAATATAAAGGTAATTATAGATTAGATGATAATAATTATATAAGAAATATATTTTATAATTTATTGAAATGTAATAATCATGAAATTTTTATGATAAATAATAAAAATAAAAACGATTTATTAAAGGAGAAATATATTTTAGCATTGCATCCTCATGGTTTAATCCCACTAGCAACAGGTGTAAATTTGAGTTTATCTCCTGAATCTAAAAATATTTATAATAACTTTTATAAAAATTTATATAATAATTTGTATGCAGGCACTGCAACATTTAATTATTTCTTTCCAATATTGAGAGAATTCTATTTATTAATTGGAACTATAGATTGTTCAAGACCGAATTTAACTTATTATTTAAATAACAATAAATCTGTAGCTTTATTTATAGGTGGTGCAAGAGAATCTATATATTGTGGAAAAGGAAAAACTAATTTAATATTAAATAGACGTAATGGATTTTTAAAATTAGCTTTAGAAACAGGTACATCAATAATACCAGTTTTTACATTTGGTGAAAATGATAGATTTACATCATTAACTTGTAGAAATAATATAATATTTGAATTATTTCATAGATTAACTGGATTATGGATACCCATTATAAAATATAATTTATTTGAAAGTAATATAATTTCAGTTATAGGAGAACCAATACACGTTGAAAAAAATATTAATTATAATGAAAGTGACATTTTAATATTAAAAGAAAAATATATAAAAAATTTAAATACTCTTTTTGAAAAATTTAAACATAAACATGAAAATTATATAGATAAATCTTTAATTATTATTTAATAAAATACTTAAAATTAAGTAATTTATTATTTATTATTATGGATATTAACTTTGATTATTATTGGACTAGAATTTATAATTTATTTTATGTATTTACTTTTTTATTAAAAAATGGAATATTTTATATTTATTATAGAGATTCATTGAAATTTATACAGAATTTGACTTTTGATATTGAGAGATTTAATTATACTTATATAAAAATTTTACAAACAATTTCTTGTAATTCTTTAATCTTTAGTGATGAGCAAAAAGACTTTTTATTAAAATATTCTAATCAAGTACCATTTAAACAAAGTAATCATGATTATCAATTTCTAGTTGATTTAGAAGAAAAATATAAAGGAGAATTAAAAATAAATAAAGATTCTCCTATTAACTCAGGAATAGTAGCATTAGTTTATGAAGGTTATTTATGGGCTAATAAAGGTAATGATCCTGATAGAAAAGAGCATAAAGTAGTAATAAAAATTTTAAAAAAGGATGTAACAGAATTATTAAATACTGCATGGCAAGATCTTGAATTCTTTACAAAACTATTTGATTATTTACCTGTATTTAATAAATATAAATTGAAAAAACTGATAGATTTTAATAAAGATTATGTTATTGATCAATTAAATTTTAACATTGAACTTGAAAATTTAAAATTATGGAAAAATTTTTCTAATAAGATTGACTATCTAGAAGTGCCTCAATATTTTGAAGAATTTACAAAAGAAGATTCCAATATTCTTGTTATGGAATATCTAGAAAATATTTCAATAAAAGAATTATCAAAAGAATTAAAAAGTAAATATGCGGTAAATCTTATTAAATCAGTTTTTGTAGGTTCATTTTTTTATGGTATTATTCATGGAGATCTCCATTCAGGTAATGTTTTATTATTAGAAAATAGTAAAATTGGTATAATAGATTTTGGAATAGCTTGCAAAATAAGTCGAGAGGAGCAAAATGCTATGTATAATTTTTATAAAAATTCATTATTTGATCAAGATACAAAAAAAGCTAGTTTAAATATTAAAGATTTAGTCTATCCTAGAGAGACTTTAAATAATTTATCTTTTGAGAAATCTACACAACTTTATAAAGATGTTGAAAACGTAATTCAAGAACATTTTGTTATAAATCCAGATCCTATGATTTTCGTCTTTAATTTAACATATGTTCTCTCCAAATATAAATTAACAATATCAAAAGGATTTGCTAATACTATATATGGTATATCAGCTGGTATAAATCTAAATATTGAACTTATTAATACTAAAACATCTAATCCTATTAAAGAATATAACTTATTATCATTATCCATTATAAAAGATTTATGTCAAGAAATAGATTTTTCTTTAGATTAAAAATTGATTTAAACTTAATATTTTTAAATCAATTAAAAATGGAAGATATTTCGACAAAGGAAAATATTGTTTTTGTAGATTTAAGTTATTTTATATTTTATAGATATTATGCATTAATACAATGGTGGAAATTAGCTAAACCAGAAGAAAATCTTGATAATCCATCTTTAAATGAAGATTTTATTAATAAATTTAAGAAAACATTTATTGAAAAATTTAATGAAATTCCAAAAAAATTAAAAATTAAAAATTTTATCTTAATTGGAGCTAAGGATTGTCCAAGAGAAGAAATTTGGAGAAATCATTTATTTAATTCTTATAAAGAACAAAGAGTTTATGATGATGATTTTATGGGAGGTTTCTTCTTCAAACTTGCTTACAATGAAATAATACCTAATTTATGTCGATTTATTACTTTAGATAATTTAGAAGCTGACGACTGTATTGCTCTATTGACCAAAGATATAAGTACAAAATTTCCTGATAAAAAAATATTTATTATAGCTAATGATATGGATTATTTACAACTAGCTGATGATAAAATAAAAATTATAAATTTAAAATTTAAAAACCTTCAAGAAAGTAAAAATTCTACAGGAAATAAAGATTCTGATTTATTTTGTAAAATTGTTTTAGGAGATAAAAGCGATAATATTCCAGGAATTTTTAAAAAATGCGGACCAAAAACGGCTATAAATTATTTTAATGATAGAAATCTATTCTTGGAAGCTTTAAAGCGTGAAAATGCAATTGAGAGATTTGAAAAAAATAACAAAATAATAAATTTTAATGAAATTCCTGATAAATTACAAAAAGAATTTTATGAAAAATATCCAATTAATTAAAAAATAAAATTGAAATGCTTTTTCAGTTTTATTCTATAGTAAATTGTTCTACAATATGAATACAGAAGCAATGCACATTGAAAAAACTTTTAAATTTTATGATATTTTTGATAATAAATATGATGCTGAACAAAATGAAGAATATTGTTATGTAACAATTAATGTCGAATCAAAAATTAGTGGAGAAAAACCGATATTTGATATTTCTTATACTTATAGTTATCCAAATGGTAGATCACAAAGAGCGAATCCATTTAATTACAGTAAAAATATTGAATACGCAGATAGGGAGGGAGTAATAGTTTTTAAAAACTCATTGACTGAAAAACTAGTAGAATATTTAATGATGGATCAAGAAGAAACAGAAAAAGTTTCTGGAGGTACTTATTGGTTACAATATAAGATTAAAGTAATGGAAACTTTAGCTAACTTTTGGGATTGAACTATCTTCTTCTTCTTCTTCTTCTATCATTTCTACATTGAGAACAGTGTTCTTCTGAAAATGTAGATCCATGTTCACAACCCCAACAACCCATTTCTCCATAAATTGTTTCATCATCTTCTGCTTCTGGATCAAGATGTTCTCCTTGTTCATTTTCATAAAATTCTCTTGGTCCATGTTCTCTTGCTAAACTAAAAGATCTACCTCTTCTTAAATTAGGAGGTGAATTAGGACTTACAGCTGCTTGTTGTCTTTGTATAGGTCTACCTAATTCCACTAAAGCTGGTTCAGGTGAAGGAGATCTAGGATTAGGACTTGTGCTTCCAGTAGGAGAATTTTTTTTTTCACGATATTCTTGTTCAGTATAGGTTGGAGCGGTTTCCATTCCAGCTTTTCGTTTATTATTTTTACTTTTTCTTTGTCTCTTTCTAGTTTTTTTAGGTGTTTTTCTAATTCTTTTTTTAAATTTAAATGTTAAATTTTTACGCTTATTTTTTCTTTTGTGGGTTTTATATTTCTTCATATAATTATGTATATATTTTTTTTTACTTCCACCATGATTTTCAATTACACCTTTTTTCCTTAATTGTCCTCTTTTATTAAGATGCCATCTATCAGGAATAAATTCTTTTTCATAAAGTTTTTTAAATCCAGGAATTCTTTGAATTATTGTTCCATATTTTTTTTTTAGTTGTTTAGCTTTTTCGGGACAGGTAGCTTTTATAGTATTAATAAGATTAACAGACGCATCTGATGGATTAACAGTTAAATCTAACTTTATAGTATATGTTCTCTCCGAAATTTGTTTTCCATCTTTACTGGTTTCTACATTTTCAAAATTATTAACATTAGGAAGTACACCAGGAGATTCAGAACCATTTAATTCTTTTTTTGGTGAAAGTTTATAATCTAGGATAGCATATGTTTTTCCATTATAAGATATTTCATTATTTTTGTGAAAATGTTTATTAAACATATTTTTAAGAGGATGTGGACTAAAATAAATCTCATTTAACAATTCTAAATCTTCATGAAATGCATCAGGATTCGTATATTTTTTTTTTGGATCTTGAGACTTTATTCCTATTTGTTTAATTAATTGATCTAAATAATTACTATTAGAAAAAATTTGTTTATTAGTTATATCAGGATTTTTTTTATTAAATTCTTTAATATCCTTATCTTCAATCAAAATAAAACAACAATTTTTTCCACTAGATGGAATAAAAGGAGGTAGTAATATATTTTTTTCAGTAGATCCTTTGACATTTTCCGAAACATTATAAGTATAATCATTAACATTCATTATGCTAGGATCATTACTTATAAAATTAATAATATATCTTACAAAATTATTAGTTAATAAAATTTTTAGATTAAGATTAAGTGTTAATATAAATGATAATTTATTAGTTTCATTAAAACTATTATAAGAAAAATAGTCTCTCATAAATCTTAAACTTTCAGATCCTTGATTTAAATCTTTCCACTCAATACTATTTAAATTTAATGTATTTAAAACTGATATTAAAGAATTAAAAATTTTAATATTATAATCTTCTTTTTCTTTATCTGTTGTTAAATTAGGCTTATTTTCTAAAGATTTAATGTATTTTCTAAAGTTTTTTTGTATACTTTCATCTAAAAAGATTTGTAATATATTTTCTGAAACACTTTTTGCTTGATCAAGAGATAAATTCATAATTGATGAATAATTTTTTTCTATTTCAGATAAATCTTGTTTAATAGATTTAAATTTATTATTGGTCTCTTCTTCAGAATATTTTTCATTAATATTAATTTGAGAACCTGCCTGGCGAGTTCTTAATTTATCTACATACAAAGGATTATAATTATCAGTAGTTTTAGCATTTAAATAATTTAAATAATTAATTTTATATTTATCCATTAAATTTTCGGAACTTTTAGATATAAAATACTTTTCACAATATTTTTGAAATTTATCAATTTGATCTGTTGTAAAATTTAAATCCATTAAATATAGTTTTGTTGATTGTTCAATATTAGAAGTAGTTAACACTTTAGTATCAGTTTTTTCAATTAAAGGTTTATTTTTATAAATCACAATGTATAAATTATTTAAAAAATCTAAATATTTACTATCATAATCTTTAAATTCGATTGGTTGACTGATAGAACCGGGTGCTTTTTTTGAATCAGGTGCTATTTTATCTTTATCTGGAGGCTTAGCCTGGGTTAAAAAGTAATCTTTATATCCATTTTTATTTTCCAAAATATTATCAACAAGTTTCAAGGTTCCTTTTATATTTCCAATTGAATCATATAAATCTTTAATTTTTTTATATATATTATCATATTGTGGATCATTAGGAAAACTATCACGAGTAAATTGTTTATGACCACTTTCTAGAAATACAGAATCATCACTATTATCATTAATTATAAGATTAAATATCTTTTTAAATTTCTCACTATCTTGTTCTTTACCTTCTTTTATAATAAGATAGGCAGTTAAATTTTCAGGAATATTTAAATTTTTTTCCTGAGTTTTTTTAATTTCTGGTTTTAGCAATTGACTAATTTGACCTAATATTTCTTGAATATTATTAAATTTAATTTCATTGGTATCATTATGAATATTACCTGATAAATCATTTTCTAAATTATCAATTACATCAATAATTTTAGTTAAGGGATTTCTAATAAATTCTAAAAGTTTTAATGTAGTTTGTTCCATTCTAAATAATTTTTGATTTTTAACATTCTCATCATCTCTAGTATTAATTTTATTTTGATTTAAAAATTCATTTCTCCAAATAGTAAAGAGTTGCTCTAAATAAGCATAATTTTTATTTAATAAATATTTTTTATTAACAGTCTCTCTGAATATTAGATAAGTAGTTTTATTTTCAAAATTACCTTTTATATTTATTTGATTAATTTGATTCATATTATAATATGTAAATAAATTAATATAATATAAAAAATTTAAATTTAGTATTTAGAAACTCCCAAACCATTAAAATTATTATAAAAATTATATTTATCATTATTAACATTATTATTTTTAGCTTTTTCCAAAATATCATATGCTTTATCTAATTCTTCTTTAGTAATTTTATTATCATCATTCAAATCAATTGCTTTATGTAATTTTTTAAGATTTTCTGGTAGTATGCAGAAATTACTATCTTCATGTAAAAGCCAAGTTACAATTATCCAATATAAAATAGTTAAAATAATTGAAACAATAAAATCTCTTGTTCCTATAAATGCTATAAAAAACACTAATACTTCTTTTCCCAAATTTTTTAAAATTAACTCTTGATTTTTTGTTAATTTTAAGTCTATATATCTTGAAGCTATATTTAAAAATATAATGCATAGTCCTATAATTATTTTATCATTTGTTATAATATCTAAAAAATGTTTAACAGTTGATATCATAATATATATTCTTTAGAGATATTTAAAATAATAATTCTAAAATAATAATATTATAATTTTTTATATATGACACTACAATATTCAGAAATAAATTTTGATAATAATATAAATGATAAAAATAATTTAAAATTACCTGATCCCCCAAAATTGACACAGAATAAAGGTCATAACCAGACTAAAAAAAGTCAAAATTATGATATGAGTGATTTATTTGATAAAATTCACAAAAAAGATCAATTAGATCAATTTGAAAATTATAATGATGATTGTAAAGATAATAATTTATCTGATTTTAAACCATTACCCCCAGTAGAACCAGTACAAATGGTAAAACCAAATCAATATCATTTACAACAGCCTAATCAAGAAAGAGTTTCTTTAGAAGAAAAGGTAAATAATTATAATGAAAGTTATTATGCAAGTATTCCATACCAAAATAATGTTGATCAAAATATAAAAAATAAAGAATTATTACATAAGCTTAATTATATAATAACTTTGTTAGAAGAACAAAAAGATGAAAAAACAAATAATGTAATTGAAGAAGTTATATTATATACATTTTTAGGTATATTTATAATTTTTGTAATTGATAGTTTTGCTAGGGCGAGTAAATATGTTAGATAATTAATTAGGTTTTTGGAATATATACAAAAAACTTGAAATGCCACTTTTATCTTTAATAGAAAATTGTTTTAAAATAATAAATCCTAGATATTTAGCAATTTTAATTGTATCATCAATAGATTTTATGTAAAGCATGGTTTCTTGATTTCTAATTTTACCATTATTAAAAGAAAATTTTTCACTAAACATCATTCTCTCACTATCTAGTTTCTTAAACTTAGGTTTATAAACAAAATCTGTAAATTTTATTGAATCACTCAATAATAATGATGGATCAACAAAATCTGGATATACATTTTTTCTAATATTTAAAATATTATTTTTAGCATTTAATTTTTCTTCTGGAACTAAATTAATTGCTACATATCCTCCTGGTATTAACCAGGTAAAACAATTTTCCAAAAACTGTTTTTTATTTTCAATATAATAAAAATTTAAATTTAGGCAAAAAATATGAGTAAAACTATTTTGATGAAATAAATGATTATTAAGTATATCATCATTTAAAAATTTATTTTCACATGATGGATATCTTTTTTTAGCCATATCTATTAATTTTTTTGATTTTTCAACTCCAATTACATTAGGAGTATATTCCTTAAATAAATTAACTAAATATCCTGATTGAGATCCAACATCTAATATAATACTTCTTTCTGTAGGTTGTGTATTAGTTATTATATTACCAACTTCAAAATCACTAACTATTTTATTAAAAGTTAATACATCAAATACTTTAGTATAGAAATCATCATTTAAAGTTTCAATATCTTTTATTTCTATTTTATTATTAATATCTTGAAATCCTTCTATTCGATTTCTTGAAAATTGACAAAATAATGAGATTATTAATAATATAAAAAATAAAATAAGTATTTTTTCGATCATAGAAAAATCATTAAATTTTTTAATTAAATTCATGCTTTATAAATATTAAAGTTATTTTTTTTATTATTTAAATTATATAATTTATAATAGATGGATGATAAAGATATAAATGATATAAGAACTATTCATGATTTTAGAAATATTTCATTTTCTGAATTTCAAAAATCCAAAGTTAAATTAGAATTAATTAAAAATATAATTAATAATAAGATTGAACCATCTTGCTATTGGAGCACAGAATTAATTGCAGCTGGACACTTCATAGATCTATGGGATGTTATACTAATAGTTTGTAGTAAACATATACATGTTGGTAATCCTAAATTACCGATTTATATAGAATTAAGATATGAAAATTTCAAAGATATATTAATAAATGGATATATTGATAATGAAATAAAACTTAGAAATAATAAAAAAATAAGAAGATTATTTGCAGAATTAATTTGTATATTATGTTTATCTCCTAAAAGACACTCAGTACAGGAAATTAAGATTGATCCTGAAGAATTTGATATTGCTCTTTTATCAGATAAATTAAAAGCCGATAAAATAACTTATTGCGAAAATATTTTTAAAAAAGATGATCCAAAACAATTATTTATTCCTTTGAATGAATTAGCTTTTAATTTGAAAAAAAAAAATAATATAAGTTCAACATATTGGATTGAATGGTTATTACAATTTGAAAGTTTATGTAGACAAAAAAAAATTAATTTAGTATGTGAAACTAGACAAAATATGCCTGTCAAATTTGAATTCCAAAAGGATTCTGTTTGGTTAATTTGGGAAACCTTATTAGCTGAATTGGATGATAGAAAAGATGATAAAAAAATTTTAAAAAGAATAATTCATAGTTTACTCAACTTATATTGCATAAAATTTTCTCATTCTGCAAAAAAGAAAAGAAAATCTATAATTTATTTTGCTGTAAGTTTGTTAACTGATTTTGTTGATTTTAATATTGAAATTTTTTCTCAATCTTCTTTTATTGAAAATATTGTTAAAAAAATAGATACAATTTATAAAGAATTAAAAAAAAATGAAAAAAGCCCAGAAACTGATTATTTATTTACAAATGTTAAAAAAGATAATTTTGATAAATCTATTTCTAAAATTGAAATGATGAATAACCTTGAAGATTTTGATAAAGAATAACTATATTTAATATAAACATGGATTTTTTAAAAAGTTTAGTCGAATTTTTAGGAACTTATTTGGCCTTTATGATAATATATTATTTTGCTACTCATCATCCAAAATATATTGCACTTGCTGTTGGCTTTGCTTTCGGATCCGTTGTCTTCTTATTTTCAAAAATTTCTGCAGATTTTAATCCAGTAGCAACACTTATTTTTGTTTTAGAAAAGAAACAACCTGTATCTGATTTAATTACATTAGTTATACCACAATTACTTGCTGGTTTAGCTGTTGTTGAAACTTTTAAATATATTAAATAATTTAAAAAAATTAATAAATAAACTATTTAATTCTTTTAAATTATTTACTTTTTTTCTTTGTAAATTTCTTTTTTCTTCCTTTTTTTGTTTTCTTATATTTTTTCTTTTGAAACTTTTTTGTTAATTTTTTTATTTTTTTTATTTTTTTATGTCTTGTTTTTTTACCTCTTTTTCCTCCAAAAGAAGGCACATTATCTATTCCCTGATTTAATAAATCCTGTTCTCTTTTAAATTTTTCTTCTTGAATTTTTATATCATCTTCACATGAATTTCCATACAATTCATCTGTTGTATATCCACACTTCTTGAATTTTTCACAACTTTCAAATAACCTATTTGCATAATTATATCCATCTTGCAAATTTTCTTCATCTATTTTTTTTGTTCCATATCTAATTTTACTTGATAGCAAACCATCTTTTTTTATTATTGGTTTTTTATCCGCGTCATTTTTTAAATCATAATATATTTTATCACTACTATTTTTTGTTATTAAATCCTCTAATAAAATTAAATATTTTTCTTTTTCAATTATAAATCCATCCTGTTTTTTGTATACACATAACACAGCATCCAAATTGTTTAATCTAAAAGGTAATTTCATTATATCTTTTATATATGCACTATGTGATACTATACACTGTACATTTTCTTTCGTAAATTCAGGTGAAAATAATTTGTTTTTAAATTGTTCATAATATTCTTCAAGATCTTTACTATTAGCTATTTTAAATATATCAGAAGGATTTTTTGTATTATTATTAATAATTCTTTTACAATCAATTTCTAATCCCTCCTGAATATTTTTATTTAAAAATAAACAAGAATTATCGCTTACTTGTTTAGTTATTATATTTGGTCCCGAAAAAAATTCTTTATCTAATTCTTGTATTCCATTTATTCTAGTAATTTTATCTGTATTTTCTAAGAATGTATTCATACCAATAGACATAATTTTACAAGTTTCCATAGCTCTAGCTAATACTGAACAATATAAGTCATACTTTTTTTCATTACCACTTATTTTATCTAATAATTTATTTATAGCTCCATTTATTTTATAAAAATTTTTACCAAAAGTAAAAGCTTCTGCTATTCCTTTTTCTGTACATAAAGGTTGTT